TGTTCAGCCTTTAATTTAGGCAAGTTACCTACATCAATATAGAATATACGTCTTTCAGGTGCTCTAGAAATACGATAGATGACTGTTGCATCTTCAATCATACGCAACTGATTTAGCGGTTTGATAGCCTTATGAAGATAAGACAAAACAACAGCTCTACGAGAATCCATAAGACCAGATACGACTGAAATAATAGAGTCGGTTGTAATGCGAGTTCCAACTGGACCATAATTTGTAGAACTTCCTGTTGTTACTTTATCGTTAAAAATATAATACTCATTGACTGTGTTAACAACTTCAACACCTGTACGCTCATCTTTTTGTTTCTTTACTTCACGGACTTTACGAAGTTTACGTGGATCAACATATCTCAACTCACGAATGCCTAATGTAGGATTCTCACGGTCAATAATAATATGGTAAAATAGTTTTCCATCAATATAGTATCTACGGAACACATCTTGTGCCATGTTTGTATAATTCAATAGGCGCAAAACGGTATGAAATTCTTCTTTGATTGCTTTTTTAATTTTATCTGGTTGGTCCAAATCATCTAGAATAATCTGAATAATTTTACCATCATCATCTTGGCAAATGGCTTCGTTTACAATATCATCGATAGCGGATTCAATTTCTGGCTGCATGGCCATTTCACGATAACGTGAAATTAATTCAACCTCATTTTTGGCAGTACCATCTAAGTCTACATAAGTGCCATAATAAGCGGCAGATGTAATCGTTAATGCACCATCATCATTTGCCGGAGGGGTAAATGATTGTTGAGTATCTTGTTGGTCTTCACCTCTAGAGATGGTAAAACCAAATAATGAGAATTTATTTGACATAGTTTTCCGTTTTCAATTCACAAACACATACGGAGGCCGAAGCCTCCTAAGAAATATAAAATTAAGAAGTAGTTGCTGTCGTATTTGTTGATGTCCAATATTGATACGCAAATGTCACAGTATATTCTTCTATAGTATCATTTGAACCCCAATCTAAATCGATTGGAGACAAATCTACTGGGAACATACCAACAAAGTCATATGCTTTAATTGCACCAGCCAACAAATCTTGTCCACCAGTTTTAGCAAATTGGTAAACGTGAGCGTCTGATGTATAACCTAACGCTTGAGTAGTATTGAAACCATTAGTTTGTACATTAGTACCTCTAATGTTTCCTTGGTTGCTATTGATGTAATTCATCCACACTTCAATTGAATTGCGGATCAAGAAGTTTTCATCGTTAACAATCGTGATAGTCCAGTCAGCAAACGTTCTGTTTCCAGCAAATTTGACTTCACGACCAAAGTAATACAATGGGACTGTACCCAATGTAGAACCTGGTAGTTGAGCAGACTTTGCCATAAAAGATAGTGTTGTTGAAGGTTCACCAGTTGCAGGATTTGTATTTGGTGCATTTAACGCCACTGGCATATTTGATATAGACACTTGAAATAAATTTGGGCGAGCACCATCGCCTGTCAGGCGAGTTGTGAAATCGTTAATTTGGAAAGCCATTTTTTTCTCCTATTTGTTGTTATTTATTAGGCTGTTGTAGTGGTAATCGTTGAGAAATTAACACCTGTGCCAACTGCAACAAAATTCAACTGGATAAAGTTGATAGAACGAGCAGGTTGAATATAAATGTCGCCAACAAATTGGTTACTATTAATGACCTGTGGTGTGTTATTTGTATTGTCACAAACAACTTGGAATGCATTAATACCACGTTGACCTTGTATGTTACGCAAGAATGGAGTTACTAAAGCAACAAACTGTGCCTGTGTAAATGCATCATTGAATTCAAACAACGAGTATTGTGCAGCCTTTTTGATAGCCTGTTCAAGAGTAATAAACAATCTACGGACATTGATTCTATCAAATGCAGAAGGTTGTATTTGCATTGTTTTGTCACCAAACAATACTGTACCTTGACCTGGGAAAGAAGCAACAGGATTAACCGCAACTTGATACAATGCATCACGATTAGCTTGAGAAGGATTCCATGCTAATTTTATAACATTCTTAATAACACCGCGGTTATAACCTGCAGGAGACCACCATGGATTGGTTGCTGTATCTGTGTATGCACATAGACCAGCAATATCAGCATTCAATGGAACCCAACGGTATGTATTATTATAACGGTCAAACATGTATTTCCAACCAGAATCTGCAAATGCATAACTACCTGCAGGACCACCAGTCACTGAAGAGAGACTATTCATCCATGCCAACACACTAGTTTGTTCATTACCTGAGTTGTTAACAACTGCTGTTTGTGGTGGAGAAATAAATGCAACTGCATCTTTACGAGTAGAAGCAATGTTAATTGCGTTTGTTTGTACTGCTACATTTGTATATGGACCAGTCATCAACAAAGAAATTGCAGTTTGAGCAGAATCAGCAAATTGATTTTGTGCGTTAATAATATCTGCATCAGTAATTGTTGCATCTGTGCCCAAAGTTAACGGCAATGTGTAAGCGCCAGCCAATGTGGTGAACGCAGTATTTGCCATTGTTTTGCCCCATGTGGCATTAGTAGATGAGTAGTTTACTGGATCAACTGCATAAACGTATTTTGATTGATTGAAAATAGCATTTTTGTAGTAGTTTGATTGTCCAGAAGAATCTAAACTATCAGAAGCTTTAGACAAGTATGCAAAAGTTTCTAGAACTGTACCTTTTGTACCAGAGAACAAACCACCAGTATCGACAACTGCAACGTGAATTTGGTCATTTGCTGAACCCATTTGTGATGCTGTATAACTTGTACTTGGTTGAGTATTAAAATAACCAGTCAAAGAGGTATTTGCGTAATTTGAACCAGCTGCATTATAAAGTGGTACACTCCAAGCTAAAAACTGTGCAGAAGTAGATCCAGCATCAATAACAGAAACTGTCAAAGAGTTACCTAAAGCACCAGGATAACGAGCAACGAAAGCACCCAAAGCATTTGATGCACCTGATGGCAAATAGTTGTATTGAAATACATTAGAATTTGCAATTTGAGAACCTTGAGCCTGAGCGTTTGCTGTAGCATTGTAACTTGTAGAATTTGCAGCACGAACAACTTGCAAATTATTACCATAAGCTAAGAAAGAAGCCGCAGTATAAAAAGATGCATATGTATTGTTGTCAGGTTTTCCAAATGTGTTTATTAGAATTGATTCTGAGGATACTGGAATGATTGTAGAAGCTGGGCCCCATGCGAAAGGTCCTGCATAAGCTCCTGCTGTTGTCAGTACGGAAGGCACAACGGTAGTTAAGTTTACTTCGTTTACGCTTACGCCTGGAGATAATAGATTTGCCATTTTTTTCTTCTCCTTGATTTATTATGAGTTTTGGCAGTTGAATACCATACGTATATTTATGAATCGATGTTTTTACAAATTTCTCACCATGTCTCGCATAAAAGAACCATATGTATCACCTCCAGGTGTTGAGTCCCATAAATCACCATCCATCAACTCAAGGTTTGTTGTCATTCCATCTTCTATAATTGGTGCTGGCAAAGTCTCATCATCAATTTGATTCATCTGTTCTAACTGTAATTGCTTACGGATATCATGACTGACAATCTCTTTAAAATACTTTTGAGTTGTTGCCCATGCAAATATAACCATAGTCATCACTAAATCGTCATTTGCACCTTCTTCTGCCATAAAAGTGTTCTTTTGAGCCACAAATGTAGTCAATTCTGATATGGTATCAAAGTCATTGACTATCAGTTTATCGCCTTCAATCAACATCTTCAAATTGGAACAACCAATTCGTTTAACTTGTGGAGACATTTTAAGTCCCATTTGGACTCCACGAGCAAAGCCTGCCGATAGTTGTTGTGGTTTTTTGTTACCTGTAAACACTTTCCACAAGTTTTCATACTCCAACTCATTATGTAGGGTGTCGGCCACTTGAGGTGTATTGTTGATTTCAACTAAAACATAAGCGTTGTTATATAATCTAGCTGCATTATAGATTATAGTTGGGAATAAAACAGGACTGATTGATGAACTATGATATGTGGCCACTTGTTTATAAGGCATCTCTGATATATCAAAGACTGAGAATGCAGAACAATCCATATTCTTACCTTCTGAAACATCTACTGCAATAGCATACAAATGGTCTGTTTTGTTTTCTCCGTCAGTTTCTTTGACTGGTTGTTGATATATTTTAACTTTATCGTGTTGATATACTGGATCAATGTAAACCAATTGTTGTAGTTTTTGACCAGAAATGAGCGTATTTGTAGAACCTAAGAATTCACATTCAAACTCTTGCCTAAATTGTTCTTCAGATGTATTGCGAATTGTTTCATATTTCCAAGCTTCATCTCTACCTGGAACCATAGACCAATGAATCTCGAACGGTTGATAACCATTTTTCTTACCAATTGCATCCATCCACAACTTGTAGAACATGTTCATACCATTAGGTGTAGAAACTATAATAATCTTGGTTGTTTTACCAGAAGAAATAACTGGATAGACTGAGTTAAAAAACTCTTCGGCAATGTTTGCAGGTACGAAAGCAAACTCATCTAAGAACACACAATTAAATGATCCTCCACGAACTGCGGATGAAGAGGTTGATGCGGCCATAATTTTAGAACCATTCTCTAGTTCTACATTACCTTTATTCCAGGTGATAATGCCTTGTTGCAACCACATAGGAAGATTCTCATATGCCAATTGGTATTTGGCTAAAATATCTCTTGCTAATGAACCTTTGTTGGCCAACACGGCAATATTCTGTGAGTCGGAGAATAGTGTCAACCAAAGAAGATAAGCCACAGAAGTTGTAGTTTTACCAACCTGACGTGGACATTTGGTGATAACAAAACGATTCTCATGAAACAATTTAATCATTTCTTTTTGAAATGGCCACATCTCAAATGGCATTAAACCACGGTCAACGTTAACAATCTTAATGTGTTTTTCTGCAAAATATACTGGATCTCTTGCACATCTCATATACTCTTCAACTTGTTCCTGTGAGTATTTGATTTGTACTCCGGCCTTTTTGAGTAACGGATTGTCACGGTAACTATCTTTATTGTCTATCATTTATTGCCTTTGATAAGTTTATTTAGCTCACTGGTACTACCAACAAAAATAGCCTTATCAATAGTTGTGGTTCCAGATGATGCAGTCTTCTTATCCATATCTCGCATTTGTTTCTGTACTGCAAGAAGTTCTTTGTTAGCATCTACCACATTCTTTAGTAGTGTTCCATAAACTTCAAATGCACGGGGGTGTTGGCCTGCCTTGGCAATCTCCAATATTTCATTCATTGCATCTTTACCTTGGTCTATTAGGTCTTGGAGATTGGTTTTGGTCTGTTCATATGCATCAACCAAATCTTCTTCAAGTTCTGTTTCACCCACTTTTACTGGTAAAGTTTCTTTTTTAACTGCAATTGGTGTTTCAACTTTTGCAGCTACATCAAAGATTTGTTCCATATTTTTATCAAAATTATTCATTTTATATTAGTTGTATTTTATCCTAAACGTTCAATCAAAATAGATGCATTACCTGCTGTAACCATTTGTGTGTAGATTAATCTATAAAAATTGTTACCGGACTGGTCTGTTAAGAACACTTCAACTGTGTCACCGCCTGCTGTTATACCACTCGGAACACCTATTGAAACGTTTGATGTTGTTAATGTAACACCTGTATTTGCACTACCTGATATAGCAGCAGCACTTTTTATTAGTTTCCAAGACCAATAAACGGGTATTGTTCCTGTTATTGTGCCAATAGCTGGAAAACCAGCAGTATTAACCGTAGCAGAAATGTTATCTAAATTTGCATATGAACCTTTTATTAAATTTCGTAAGATGGTTCTGTTTGTATTAATACTATTTTGTATAATATTTCCAGTAACATATAGACTATTGTTTGATGTATAGTATATTAAACTTGATGTTGTTACTATATTACCTGTTGAGTTTGCAAATACAAATGAGTTTGCTGTATAACCAGAAGATATTACTTTTGT